TTTACCTACTTGAGTGATAAGAATCCCTTTTTGCCACTTAAGATGTCTGACTTATCAGAATCAATTTATGCCGAAGATCTCATAGAGCTCTTGGCTGCTGCCCCCCCACATGATATTGGTCTAGATTACAAGATGCCACATATCACAAAGATGTTTCAAAAGTTTCCTGAGCGAAAAGCCAGGATCATCCCATTCACAACAGTGCGCCTCCCATCAAGGCTCTGCTCGCCCCTCATTGAGTACCCACAATTTGCAGCTGAATTCTTCATGGACCCGACTAGTGATACTGCCAGGGGTTTAAATCAACTAACTCTGGACAATCTGTACAGCGCAAAAGTCTGCGTCCACCGATATTTGCAGTCACATTTCATCAGCCCTTATCAAGCAAGCACGAAAATCAGCGATTTCCTTGATACCGTCAATTTGATCAACGAGGATGTTACCAAAGTATACTCAATAACGAGAGCGTTCATATACAGTACTGCCCACAAGTTAAGTAATAAATGCTTAGAACTAGACATGAATCAGGCAAGAATGCGGCAAGGAGAACAGTATCCTGAAGATATCCCCTACTCTAAGCCGCCCGGTTATTTGGAATTGATGACCAAGGTAAGAGCAGCCATGACTAGGAAATTAGCTAGTGTGGATACTCCTAGTTTCACTTATCATGATTCAGATGACGGGTTTGTCATAACCACTGTGGGTGGTGATGGGTTCTTGATTTGCCCACCACGTCAGTCATCAAAGTGGTTCATATTGCTCACCGATCGAGTGACTGTGATGTATCATACCATGTCAGGAGTCTTGTCGGTCACACCTAGTACTTTCTCAGACTATGCTATGACTAGGTTCGAGGTGTTGCACAATCTCAAGCTACTTTCTAATTCTAGTGATAGCACAAAATACAAGCTTCTGACTGAATGGCTAATCTCAACTACCAATCACATTGGAAAGCATGTGGCTTTAGTCTCATTCATGAAGTCATATGAAGGTGTGGTTAACATGATAGCAGACTTCAAGGCATCTAGTTTCTGTAGTGTAGCCTCATTCCGAGATGGCCTGCAAGAGTTGTGCATTATTAGCAAAGATATAGACGGAATCGAGGTGACAGCTAAGGAATTCATCATGCTATGCTTTAAGAGCAAGGCTAGTAGTACTGCTTATAGCACTACCAAATCTCAAGATTCTTTGTTATTGAAATTAGCTATTGCACTGAGGGACCTATCACCAGTAGAATTGCTCGAAGCGTCTTCATTCCATAAGTTCTTACACTATGCTGTTATTGATGAATTCAAAGGAATAGAGAAATATGCAAAGAGGACCATGACTGAGAGGCCAGTTAAAGGAGACCACATCAAACTTCTCCGTGCAAAGTTCAATCAAATATACGTCCAGACTTACATAAAGAGGCACAATCGTTTACCGAAGATTTTACTTGATTCAAAGAAATATAATGAATTGCAACCAGCTGATGCACTAAAAGAAGAAACTGACCACAGTTTGGCTGAATTATATGGGGAATTGGCATTATCATTCAAGTTAAAAGAATCTCCAGTATGCAAAACTAAGCCCCTGATCTGGTGGTATGCTATTCGACCATATGATACAGAGGACTCTGTATTCACAGGCAACCCTATAGAACACGCCAAAGATAAGCGAGCTTGCTTGAAAGCTGGGGACCATTCTCTAAAGTGCTCTGTGAAGGAGTTAGACTACATAATGCGTCAAGAGAAAGTAGGCTATTGGGAGATGCCAAAAACTCACGCAAGAGCAAAGAATCCACAGAGCATCAACCACATGTATCAAGGACAAATCGCATATGATACTCAGTATGCCACCATGCTTAAACAGAAAGAACGAGAGCAGAAATTAGAAGGCCGCTTATTCGGTATGTTTACAGTAGAAGGTAAGCAGACGATTTCAAGATATATGCGTCATTGCGAACACGTCTTGAGCTACTTTGATGGAAATTTAGTAACTGAATCAGACAAGAAGCGAAAGATGAAGCTACACAGGATGGCGCAAAAGTTGCTTGACCCTGATAAGTACAGTCTCTTAGCTGATATTGAAGGTCACAACCAATCGATGCAGCCTGGAAATACTATGGACCTCATAACATCTATCGGCCTGATATACAACATTGATGTATTTCCGTCACTTGCCACATTGTTCAACAACCTTCATGTATTCTATGCATTCACTCACACAGATGATGCTTACAGTCTAGAAGGGCAACTGGGAGGGATTGAAGGTTGGTATAATCCAATCTGGACACTGCATAGCACACTAGTAGTTAAACTGATACCTGAATTGACAACTATAGATTTAGTGGAGGAAGCTGTCTATTCAGATGATATATCTGCAGTTATCACTTTGGTCAACCCTACTCAGTCCATTATTAATGAAAAATTAGAAGAATTGCAAGACCATTTTAGGGGATTCGGTTTGATACTTAAAGCCTCGCAGACAGTTGTCAGTAAGTATCGGATTACCATGCTCAGGCAACACTATGCGAAAGGAATCAGAGCATCTGCTGCGTATAAAAGAATGCTATCCATATCAAACTGCGGTAGTTCGCTATTTCAGGCAGATGATTTAGAGGTTGCTAGTATATCCTCAGCAGCCAGCAGTGCATTGGAACTCTCTAACTCAGTGCAAGCTATAACCTACTTGAAATGGGTAAGAATAATTGAGACAACACTACGTGCATTCTGCAGTAGCTTTAACACGAAGATTGATATACAAGTACTAGAGTGTGGACTATTTAGTGAAAAATTCATCAATCTGTACAAAACCAATTTTGATTACTCCGGTATTAATCCCCCAGTATGGATCATAGATGATATCAAGAAGCTTTCTCAGAAATATGGGCCTGACAAAATCAGAGAATACTTGGTCAATACCAGGATGATGGTATCTAGCAGAGCATTAGCTGATGATCAGGCTCATGCTTTCCGCAGCGATCTAATTAGGTTATTGGAGTCTGAAGAAGGATTTCAAATATTGTTCTTCCTTATCCATGTATTCCCTAGCTCGAAGGGTGGTTATGGCACATTGACATTAGAGCAATCTGCATTATCTGGGATGACAGATTCGTTGTCTAGAGTGTATGGCATCCTCAGAAATACAGTGAAACATAGCGCGGCAGCAACAAGTCTAGTGAATCTGCTTATAACTTATGTTACTGGTATCAAGGGCAGATTCAGTCGGGCCACGTGGAATGAAGGAAAGACAGTAGTTGACAAGGTACCCATGCCAGGCAATCAACCAGATTCTAGTTATGAGGTCGAGACAGAAGAGTTGAGCCTATGTCAGTCCGAATGGCCCCAGGGTCGCAGGCACCGCAGCAGTCAAGATTTGATCAAGCAGAGCTTGCTATCATATTTCAAGGCGAATTGTAAGAATAAGGAATTATTGAATATGTTTCAGAATTACGAGCATAAGGCTAACTTGTGCAGGGACATTGTAGACCAATTGCGTGGTTCATTCACATTCCGAATGGCTGCGTTTTATGCAGAGCATAATGGGTTCCTCATAATTGATAAGATCATACGAAAGGTAGAGAACACATCTAGTGTTCTTAGAGCATGCCCGAAATTCAAACGCTTAGTCAAAGAATCATCACAAGTTGTGGTCACAGGCCCCAGAAACCTATTGCAGAGGCCAAACTTCAGTCTCGGCCAATTGAACAATGATGTTACAATTCAGGAATATTTATACAGGACAAGAGCCATTGCTTACCCAGGAGTGAAATTCTTAGAAATGATAGAACCTGAACCGAACGAATACTTAGAGCAAGTTGTTACAGATACTTGGCACATCAAGCAGACTTCCACAGCTGGCATAATCTTTGACGGCGGAATAAGTAGATATCTACCACCGCTATTTGGCACAGAAGCATTATATAAGGGTGAAACTAGGGATAAAGATGCAGAGTTTTCTTCTATCAATGAAGCACTTATGATCAAGCTAATCAGCATAACAAAGTGGGCAATCTATCGATCTGATCCAATCAACTATGAGAAGAATATCAGGGAGCCTACAAATCTCTCTAATTGTGCAGATATGTGTTTGGCAACGCTAGGATTTGATTGTTTTGAGAGATATAAGTCACACGTCCCGCTGTGTGCAAGGAGTGAAGTTATGCACCGCATTCCGATATTAGATAGTAAACCTGTAGCATCAGTGCGCTCACTACCAAGCTTCACTACCAAATTCAGGACTACCTGGAACACTAGAGAAATGCAGAGATTGAATTTAGCGGATTCAAACTTACATTTTTCATTGTTTGAACTGAGGATTATACTGTCTGAAGCCATTAATATGAGCATAAATGAAATCTATAAGTTCAGTTCAGATTGGAGAGTGAAACCGAGTGTATTAGTCCGTGATGTCCAATTCTCATATGTGTCACTTAAGCCAAAATGTTTTTTGAGCAGGTATAAGTCTATTTCACTAGTGAACGTTGCTGAAGAGCGACCGACAAGGATCAGATGGCTTTCCGATAACCTCTCTGCCATAGAGGCAGGTGACTTACGCCCAGTAGTCCCGAAACTAGTGCTAACAGATCAGATTGAGATCCTGACGGATAATGTAGGAGCATCCTTGATCATAGAGCACAGCAAGAAGTTGTTCAGGTCTAGTATGTGGGACTTATCTCGCATCTGGTCTGAGTCTACATGGGCGGTGTTCTTGGATAAACACAATGACCTGCTTAAGAAAGATGGCTTTAATACAGTTGAACAAATAGTGAGCTATCTTCGCAACAGATATTCACAGGCAGTGAGGGATCACAAGAAATCCATAGGAGATATGCGAGATGACCTTCAGGCAAGATACTTCAAAGCTGAATATTTGAAAGAGTTCACTGAAGGGGATGATGCATACAAACGTTGTCTAGAACAAGTCGATAGAATTACTTCTGCATTGAAGATGAATGGCCTATTGCCCTCAAATAACAAGGCAACCATAATGGCAGACATGAACATATTGCATCGTGAAAAATATGAATTGTTGAATGCTGCAGTACGAAATTATGTAGTGAGCAACTGCATAGTCATCAGAAAGTCGAAGACAGGTTATGATATAGATCTACCGGCTACTTATTCTATCATCGAGAAAGCAATCTATGATCCCAATTTATTCGATGAGAACAGAAATAATGAAGTGCTATTATTCAACTTGCTGACTAGCCAAATGGGAAAAGAGGACGTCGTAAGAGCATGTACTGAGGTGTCAGAGTTATTTGCTGCATATGCTGGAGAGTATAATAAAGTCATCGAGATATCTGAGAGTAGTATAGTTAAGACTCTAAAAGAGAATCCTATTCTGCCAGAGTCGATTGACAGGGATATTGAGCATTATCACCCAGTGAGGTCATTCTCATTAAACTTGCAGGGCGCACTTATTGACCCAACTACCCTTGATTTGATCAGCCTAACTTACAAAGTGTCTCATAACTGTGGGGATATCAGCATCTTTGAATCACCACTTGGGTCAGACACATACACCGTGATGAATAGCATATGCAAGCTACTTAAGAGCAGTCTAATAAAGCCAGAAGAATACCATATAGTAGATCTTACTGCTGGTCGAGGAGAAACCTGCTTAGCATTCCTGGATAATAGTTATAGAGTCACTGCGTATGGAAGGCTCGATGAATATACCAGTGTAGTCTCTGTCAGCGGCATAATCATGGAGGAATCATATGACTTGCTGGACGTTAAGACCATGGTATCCTTAGATGCAAAGATGAAGGCCTGTTTAGATACCAAAGGTCACGATAAGCAGTCTAAGATATTTGCAATCATAGACCTCTCTTATGTCAAAGAAGATCATAAAGCATTCTGTGATCTTGTCTTCAATGTCTTGAATTCAAGTGATTATCTATTATGCAGATTCGATGATAAATTTGTGAAGTCCCTACAGCTAGCTCCCCATGAATCTCTATCGAGGATTACCTCTCAGCTGCTAGTAACAGGTAATGCATACTCACAATCACCTGCGAATTACATCTTGATGCGAAAAGCTGAGGGTGCAGCAGTCGATGTGGCCTTAGACAACTCTAACGACGTGTGGCAGAGGTACCTTCTTGGGAAATGTGTATGGCTAATCAGGAATCCTTGCTCGATTGAGAAGTTGCATAGATGCAAAATGAATTCTACCCTATTTGAAACTAGCTTATCAAAGCTCTCTGCACGAGGCCATCTGGAGATCATCGGAGAGATGGATAAGGACATGATGCACAAATGGATTGCTAAAATTAGGAGTCTATATAGTCAATACAAGACCACAGCCATTAGCAAGAGACTATATGATGCATTGTCAGAGGCAGCAACGCACGACTCACTGAAAGCATTCTACGATCAGCGGAGCATAGATGATTATCTAGCGGGGGCACTCAGCTCAGACCCTATAGTAATAGCGGAATTATGGGAATCTCTTAGGACGTATGGCAGTGCGTATATGTGTGAGGTAACCAAGCTGAATATCACGAGTGCTGCGATCTTGAGGCAGTATCACCCGGTCTCTACAGCTAGATCATACTTTGCCGCTATATGCTCTTACGCTAAGAATACAGGTCAAGAGAATAATGTGACTATAGAGATGATTCATGCTAATTTGCTAGAAAGCAATGTGGAACTACCATCAGTAGCGCTTAAGAAAGGGAAAGACTTGAAGCTAGCAGCAATGTTCTTATATTATGATGTGTGGAACAAGGCACCGGGAGAATATCTCAAGATACTGAGATTAGCAACTGCAGCTAAAGGAAGTAGTATGAGATATACACAACGCTCGATAGCGCTACGGAGGAAATTACAGCCAATTTATGGACACTTAGTAACTAAGCTTGACATGTCTAACGATTTTAGGTCAACAGTAAAGACTATAGTGGAATACTTGATAAACAACGCATTGAGGGTCGGACAGATGAATTTGGACTTATCGAGGGCTATACATATAGTCGACAACTCATTGGAGCCAGCACCTGCACCCGATAAACCATTGGATAAACAGATGTTCGAATTATTTAAGGAAGGTATCAAGAAGATGATAGATCTAGATGCATTAGGTCACGGTATCATTGAATTAGGAGGGAAATTCAAACCGATGGCCAACGCTGCTTTCACAAGTATCGGAGCGGCCGATGCAATACTCAGAGAAGAATCAATTATATCGGCTGATTATTTGCGTCAATTTACTACCCCAATATCTGTATTGGATCATGATGCAGCGGTAGTCAATAAATTACGCCGTGAAATAGCCAAGTTTGACGATGAAGGAGATGAGGAATATGAGAAGAGATTAAAAGAATTGGCAATCATTGTAACAAATGGAGAAGACAATTATGCTGATGATTGGTGATTCGTATAATGGCTCATAAATGAGAAGAGTCTGCCCATAGATAGACTAAATCACCGCACGACGAGTTTGACTCTGATGTGCATCCATCCGGGATGAGGCCCG